TCCCTCTACAGTAGTTGCTACTTTTTCTGCTCTATTACCATAATCGGATGTAGTTTCATTAAGTTTTTTTTGCTCCTTTTCGAGTGGGAATATAGCTCTATTTAAAGCCCTTACTTCGTCATTAATAATACCAAAAGGTGATACTTTCATTTTTTGAAATTCAAGAAAAGCAATTCTTGCTTCAATAATACCTAACTTAGCTTGATTAAATAAGTTAACTGTTTCATCTGCAAATCTTCCAAAGGCTCTTATTGTGTTAGCAACAAAATCTATAATTGAATTTTGCACAAATACAGCAACTCCATCTATACCCTCAAACTTTTCTATGATAGCTTCTATTTTATCTGCAATGGTTTCTCTTAATTTTTCAAAAATAGGTAAAAAACTAGCTGAAACATTATTAACAAAAGAGCCTATTTGCATTTTAATAACACCAACAGCATCGTTAAAAGCTTCAACTCTTCTTATAGTTTTTGTAGATAAAATTAAACCTAATCGTTCTGCTCTATCAATAAAACCATCCATACCTCTATCTGCTAAATCTTCAAGAGCATTTGTAAGTAAAATACCTTGTCGACCAAACAAATTAGCTAGTGCTGTTGCTTTTTGTGTTTGACTTCCAAGACCACTTATACCAATCGCTACTTCTTCTAACAAAGTATCTGTAGATTTAAAATGACCATCCGTAGTTTCAAGCTCTACGCCAAGAGCTTTAAAAATATCAGTCATTGTTTTTAGACCACGTTGAGAATCACCAACCGATCTAGCAAATTTTTCAAGTGCTTTGTTAGCACCTTCAATATTAGTTCCAGATTCTCTAGCAGCTAAATGAAAAGCTTGAATAGCAGAAGTGGTAATACCTGTTCTAGTTGCAGTTTTACCAATAGCATCAATGAACTCAAAAGATTTATTAACAAGTAAACCTAAAGCTCCTGCTGTAGCTGTTGCAGCCAAACCAACACCTGCTACTCCTTTCGTAACACTAGCAGCAGTCGATCCAACTCCTTTCAATCCTTTAGTTACAGAATTAAAAGCAGCTTTAGTTCTATCTACTGCTGAAAGTTCAAATTTTACTTGTCTCTTTGCCATTACTTCTTGCTCTCTTCTTCTTTTAATTCAAAGTATGCAATCCAACCTTGATACTCTTCGATACTAATACTTTGCAATTCTTGTAATGTCTTGCCTAGTTTTTCTGCTAATGCATATTGGAAAAACAAATTAGTATCTTTTTTTACTTTTTTTTGACATCCTCAATAGGCTCTTGACCCATTATTTGTTGTGCTACACGCATTAATACTTCTCTATCTACATTGTTAAGCAGATCATTCTTATTACCAATGTCAAATAATTTATTGCCATCGGCATCAAGAGCTTTATAAATTAGTACATAAGCCATCATCGTAAGATCATCCTCTCTGCTAAGTTTGTACAACTTTGAGGTTTCGCCTAGTGATAATGGCTTACTGTAAATGTATAAAGGCTCATTTTCATCTCCCCATTCAGGAACTTCAATCTTAGTGATCTCTTGACCGCTAAAATGTTGTTTGGCTTTATCTATAACTGACATTAATAAGTGCCTGTTGTTAAGCCACCTGTTCCTTGAACAGTAATAGTAGATTCTACTAAACCATCAAAAGAAGATGATACAGATTTACCTGTAACAATCGCTGTGCCTGTAAGTTTTACATCGCCACTTGCTGTTCCTTCAGGAGCAAAATTAAGTGTTACGGATGAACCTACAGATAAAGCTGTTTGTCCATTAGTATCAGTTTCATCATATAAAACATCAACTGATCCACTAAAGTCTTTAATAGAAGCTAAGTAAGTCTTTGATGAATCACCCATTGATGTATCTTCAACTACATCAATAGATTCATCAATACTAAAACTTCTTATTTCAGCAATAGCGTTAGAACCAACTTGTACAGTACCTTCTTTACCTAAGTGAGTTGCCATAGTTATTCCTCGTTTTTAGTTTTAGAAGAAGATTTAACTTTATCTTTCGATGGGATTGCTTCTTCTTTCCAACCCTTACTCAACAAATACTCAACACTATCAGGGTGAGCATCTATAGAACTTTTACCATTTGGACTAATTAATTTCATAATTTTCCCTCTTTAAACTGCTACATCAGGATTGGTTTCCTGAACGTAGTATTTTGTTAAAAATGTAAGCGAAACAAAACCCATTGGTTGTTCGCCTTCTGCATTAAATTCTATTTCTGTTGATTCTAAAAAAGTGTCTTTTGCAAGACCGCCTAATGTAGTATCAGCAGCAATAGCTTCTTCAACTTCTTTGCATATTGTATCAATAGTATCATCAAAGTTCGAAGTTCCTTTTGCATACCCTTCTACAACCACGCTTAAATCTCTTTGCATAACTCTATCAGTATGCATAACTAATGGTTCGGATGTTTCTGATTTTGTGTAAATTACTAACGCAGGCAAAGTATCTAAAGGATATACCCTAGATTCATGCACTCTTGTTCCTGTTGTTGTTAAATTATTTAGATTAGTTCCAAAGTATTCTCTAATCTGTTGTCTTACATGATTAGCCATTACACCTCCTCAAGAATTAGAGATGAAAAACCTGTGCGATCTTTTTGCACATTAACAATAGTGTAGTTTTGAGCAGCTTTTAAAGTATTACCATCAACATCTTTTATAGCTTCTACATTTAACAAATCACCAAAAGATGCATTTGGCACATCAACACTTCTTGCATAAGCTATTGGTTTCAATGCTTCCAATCCAATACCCTCATCTTGCAATATAAATTCATTGTTTAAAATAACACTAATAGATGAAGCAGTACCGCTTCTTGTATAGGTTGCACCTACACCATGACCATAATCTTTATCTAAATAATTAAGCATATCTGCTTCTGTTTCTAATCTAAATTGGCTCATTGTTTCTGTAACACCAATGAAACCAAGCCTGTATTATCAGGCTCAACTGTTTTTACTAAAAATGTAGTTGCTGCAACAAGTGTATTACCCTGATCTGTTGTTATAGCATCTACTCTTAATTCATCATCTTGCGATATAAATGGAACGTCTGTAGCTTTGACTATTGCTCTTGGTTCAAAACCATCTACATCAACTGTACCACCACCGATACCAAAATATTCCTGATCTATAATTAAATTGATAACGCTTGTATTACCATCATCAATAAAACCCATGGTATCTATCAATGGAAAATCATCAAAGAAGTTCTGCTGTTTTTCAATAAAAGTACCTGTAACACCATGACCTGTTGTGGTTTCTACATAGCTTGAAAAATCAGCAGCACTCTCTAATGGCATTATTTTTTACTTCTTTTCTTAGGTTTAGGAGTTTCAGATTTTTCTAATCCTACGCTTCTATTAGTTTCTTTTTTTGGCTTGCCTTTGTATTCTTCAGCTTTGCCATAACCAACCAATGATCTTCCTTCATCAACAGGAAGCTCAACCACATCACCTGCTTTTACTTTTTCTTTATTAGCAACTGTGTCGCTTAGTATTAAATATTTCATATACCCACCTTTTCTAAGTTGGGTGGCAATTAAGCCACCCATTTTGTTAGTTGTTAAAACCACTCAATTATGAAGCAGCACAGAAGCTAACGGCGTGACGTACCGCCACATCGACGCTCTGGAGGGCAACTATTCTAACTGTACCTGAACTTGAAGATGTATAAGGATCAACAACAATGTCTAATCCACCAAACATTCCAATAAGTAAGTCATTGAAGTTACCAAACACATAATTGTTTGCAGTTAACTGTGGAGATACAACTGCTCTGTAGCCATTGATCTCGTCATTAACAGCAACAAATTGTGCTGTGTTACTTGCTTTTTCAGTAGTTTTTAATGTGCCATAGTTAGTTGGATGCACAATGTAAGCTAGATCGCCTAGTAATGCATTGTCAACTCTAACAGCAGTTTCCATAGAAACCATTTCAGCAAAAGTTGGAGCAGCAGCACTTGAAAGTGATACTGAGTTAATTCCTGAAGTGTTGGTAATACCTGTTGGGTTGCCTGAACTTCCTGATCCTTCTAATGCAGCATCATCAATAGCAATTGCCATTGAAGCAGCTAGATCGTTTCTAACTAGATTTTCAACATCGATTGATGATTGAATCATAAGTTGTCTAGTAATGTCTGTAAACGCACCTAATGACTTAGGAGACATACTTACATTTCCAACTGTTAATTCAGATTCACCCGCAGCTCCGCCTTCTGAGCTAATGAAAGCAGCAGAAGCAGCAGCAGTTTTTCTAGGAATCTTAACATCGCCTGTAAGACCATTTAGCATAGTTGCTAGTGGCATAACAGCAGAGTTATTTCTTAGAACATCAATGAAATCACCTGCTCTGTAATCTTGACCAATTAGGTCTCCATCTGAGCCTGCTGATAAATCTCTTTGATTCCAATTTCTTAAAACTTCATCTGGAAGCATAATACCTTGAGCAGTTTGCCCGTATGATCTTTGTGCAGCTTCAGAAGCTTCAAATTCAAATTTAGCAGCTTCTTGAGCTCTTCTATCAGTTGGATTTGCCATCGCATTGATAGCTCTCAATAAGCTAAATCTTTTTGTTTCTTTTTCTGTAAGACCAATATCTTTTGGAGTTTCTAAAGGAGTATCATTAGAAATGTTGTCTAATAAAATACCTCTAAATTCTTCAACAGATTTGCCTTCAGAAATAGCTTGATGTGCTAGGTCTCTTTTGTTGTGCTTAACAGCTAAATCAAGAATCTCTTTTGAGTTTCTTGCAAATTCTTTTTTAGCAGCTTCAGCACTCTCTGATCTAACTTCATCAAGATTAATTTCTTGTTTTTCGTTTTCCATTATTTGTACCTTTGCTTTTTCAGCAATTTCTTTTGAACGTCCAACTCCAACAAGTCTACTTTGATCCGCAGGAACGCTTACACTTGAAACTTCAAGTGGCGTCCAACTAGCTCTGTAGTAATCCTCGTCTTT